AGGACTATAAAAAAGGGGAATATCGACGAACGTCTCCGGATTATTTGGCACCAACGGCAATGTCCAAATATTTGGTGGTTCACAATGGGGCAACAAAGACTTCCGTTAAATAATTGAAGAACATATGAGACGCTATTCAACCAATGCGACACAAACACGGTGGGATGGAAAACAGGTATACAAGAGCACTATCTATCCCGTGGTGAAGCCATCACCATCGGATATTTTGATTACGGCATCGGAAACCGACTATTTAGATACTTTGGCTAATAATTACTACAAAGACCCGACGCTTTGGTGGGTGATTGCCAGCGTTAACAATATCGGGAAGGGAAGAATGAGTGTTGATGCGGGATTACAACTTCGTATTCCAACCAATGTTATTGCGATTCTCAATGAGTTCAAAATTCTTAATCAAGGATAAGTTATGGCTGTTCCACTAATACCGTGGGAACCCCACGTTTTTCCAAAAGAAATTCAAGATGAGCTTCGACGACGTTCCACGAACCGTGGAATGAGCCCAACCGCTTTTTCAAGCACTAATTGGAAAAAGAATGATGATGATTGGAATCAGTATAAGGGACCAATGACCGCATGGGTTCGAGTGTGTTCCAATGGTTATGGTTCCGAACAAGTAAAGCCCGCCAAACCGGGATTTGTATTTTATGGCGGCAAGGATTTCTACCAATCCTATGGCTTTCAAGAATCCATTGGAACGAATCGTCAAGCCAGTGCTCCCAATCGCTCCATTATTGGTTATACTCCCGAGGGCATCCCTCATTTCATCGAAAATGATATCATCAGTAGTGATTATCCTATTCACGTTCCTAGTCCGGAAATTGAAAAGGTATCCGTCACGATTAACAAAGAGTTGCTGCGTCGAGTTCGTATTGAATGGACCTGTTTTTCGTCGGCCCAGTTGGAATACATGAGCCCGTATTTTCTGATTCCCGGTATTTCGGTAATTGTGGAATGGGGCTGGAATCATTTCAATCCACTTTCGTTATTACGTCTGGATGACCGACGTAAACTCGCAGAACTGTACAACAACCCGTATCCTCTTTATACTAAAAACGTTCTCGACTCCAAAGGGAATTATGAAGTTGTGTTTGGAATCGTCACGAATTTCGAGTGGTCGATTGATGGAAACAAAATCAAGTGTATGACCGAAGTTACGTCCAAGGATCGGTTGTATGCGGGCCAGTTGGTAAATGAGAACATGATCGAGCAGGATGCGGCGATAACAAAAAACGCTAAGGATGTTGGTGTAGAAGGAAAAATTCGAGTTTTTGATAACCTTAAAAAGTTTGTGAAAACACATCTTGACCAATTTAAGAATCTCGTTGAGGCAAACAAAGATGTGGATGCTGCGATTGAAGCGTCGAGGGCAGTGAATCATCCGACGAATCCTCTTTATTTTTTCTTGAAGTATGTGAAGCAGACCCATCCCGATAACTACAAGGATTACATTCTTGGATTGTTTTATGGGCGAGATGAAAAAACCACGGTTAATCGGAATGCGATCAACCTTTCACGAGCGGCGGCAACAGCGGGTGGCGGTTCGGTATCCATTCCAGTCAGCACCGCATCGAGTTCGGATATCTATGCCGACACCGATAATGATTTTGATTGTCAATCAAATCGAACGAGTTTTTGGATAAACATGGGGCTCATTGTGGAAATCATAAACTTCTTTTCTTCCGAATTAAAGGGGGTCAAAGACGAACCAATGTTTCGAGTTGATGTGGATGATTGTGTTATTGGAGGACACCCAAACTTGATATCGACGGATGGGGATATTCTTTTAATTCCCAATGCGTTAGCTCCGAAGTATTTTGCGGGGTCGATGGGCGATGCCGCCACATTAGCCACCGGAAAACCGGGAAACGAATATCGGGACCTTATGCTACCATGCTCTTTGTCCACCAAGGCCCCCAAAGCATCCGATCTTGATCCAAACGAAATTCAACCTTCGTTGAAGTGGGCGGATTATCGTTTGCGTCGAATTGTTCTCCCCCTCATACCAAACGGAATTGCCAGAGATGATATCAACTTTTTGATCAACATGGCTCGGTTTGAACGTGGCACCGTCAAAGGTAAATATGAGTTTCCGTTCATAACGGATTACTATCAAACGGAAAAGGGGGTTCAGAGAAAGTATGAAGCTCTCTACACGGGCTTCTTCAAAAATCTTTATCTGAATTCGAAGGCATTTCAAGAGATTTTCGAAAACGGTGAAGTGAAACGGTTTAGTGATGTGTACGATGAAATCTTCAAGATGCTAAACAAGGCGTCTTCCGATTTCTGGGACTTGAAATTGATGGGGTCGACTGGAAGAGAAAACACCACGGGTCTTGCGACGATGAAAATCGTTGATAATAAAGTGACGCAATACACTTCTAATGATGGTGAAGAAATTTTCACTTTTGATTACTATGCTGCGGACGGTTTACTGCAATCCATTAATTTCCGACCAATGTTAAGCAATGCTCAGGCGATTCGAACGATTTATGCTCAGACGAACTTAACCAATAAGCGAAGCGTCGTCGTTAGCGGCCAGAATGAACTCCTTGACTATAAGTTTCGAGACCGATTGTTTTTAGAAAACGATCAATCGGATAACCAAAAAGATCCCGAGGTAATGGACAGAAATACATTTAAGGACTCCATGGCCAAACTTCAAGCGTTATATCCACCACCTAATAAGTCATTCCAAATGACGACAAAGGCAGGTGTCCGTCAAAAGACTATTTTCCGTTTAGCTATTCCGAAAGAGAACGCAGAAGTTTTGACCTTGTTGTTGGACGACAATGATCAAAATCATAATCCTCGTTACACGGGCATCATGCCGGGAATTCAAGCGGAGTTTCAGATTCAAGGATTGGCGGGGCTTCGTACTTTTGGTATGTTTCGGGTTAGAGGATTGCCCGAGCCTTACTCTGAGGATAACATTGTATTCCGAATCATCAACGTTAACGATACCATTCAAAACGGGCAATGGGTCACCAATATTGTTGCGGGCGTTATTCCACTGCGAGGTTACTTTCGGTCCAAGCTTCGACTCCCCACTAAGGCGGCAGCGAAGGGACAATAAAAGACTTGCCTTTCGGCTGGAAATCAGTTATAGTCCCCATTGGAATGATAGAGACACGGTTTCAATGGATGACGTTTGCAACAGAATCGGCCCACGATGACTTGTTGTTACACGTTGTACCACTTCATGATGGTATTCATTCCGCTACAAATACTCCTAGTATTCTCTTTATCAGGAACTTAACGAAGAAACGTACCTTCTACTACGCCTTCAACCATCCCGACCTCCAAACTCCCAAAGACGTTGACCCACAAGAGGTTATTGAGACTCTTTCCAAAATGACTGGAAACAAGTGGGCTGTGGATAAAAAATCGTTCATGCACATGATTCCGATCAAAGGGATATATGACGTTGGGTTTTCGGCCTATCTCTATGATAATAAGGTATTTGAACTCAATGATTTCGAGACATCGGCGCATGTTTTAGTTCGTCGGAACTTTTCCGGAAGGCCGGGATTCGGAAAGTTCGTTCCATTGGTGAAACATCTCGAATCTTTCTCCGAATTAGTCGAAGTATGTGAGAAAATCATTAAAAAAGCGGTAATTGATGACGCTTTCAAGAAATTCAACGAATTTATCATCGAACCTCTGGCAGAAACCGAGCGGCACGGTCTGGCAATCAATCAAAAAGTGTTCCAAGAGCACTTTGGGGATGGGATTGTGAAGGATGGGAGGGTGTACACTCAATACTTCTTTTATACGGCCACTGGTAGGCCCTCAAATCGCTTTGGAGGCATCAACTACGCTGCTTTGAACAAAGATGATGGTTGTCGCAAATCCTTCGTCTCACGCTTCGGAGCGAACGGGAAACTGGTTTTGATCGATTACTCGACATTTCACCCCCGAATCATCTCTCTATTGACCGATTACCCAATTCCGATGGATGTTGACATTTACGAGTATTTAGCCAAGCTTTATTTTAACAAGAAAACGGTGGACGAGAGTGATTTGGCCGATGCCAAACAAATCACGTTTCGCCAACTTTTTGGCGGTGTCGAAGAAAAATACAGCCACATCAAGTATCTGTCCAATTTGAAGGATTATATCAACTTTCACTGGCGGTTTTTTAATGAACATGGGTATGTGGAAACCCCCATTTTCAAGCGCAAGATTACCAGTAAGCATATTCATGAACCCAAGCCAGCCACGGTGTTTAATTACATGCTTCAAGCTGCCGAGGGTGAGATTTCCATTCCAGTGTTGGGTAATGTTAGGGAGTTCCTACAAACGAAGCAATCCAAGGCGGTTCTCTACACGTATGACTCCATTTTATTCGATTGTTGTCTTGATGATGGACCTATCATGAATCGCATCAAATCCATCATGAGTTTGGAAGGACGATTTCCAATGAAGGTTTACGTTGGCGACAACTACCACGACATGGAACTTCTTACATAGTATTTTTATCTATTTTACGTATTTCAGGAGATATTTATAATCAAATCGGTATCTCTTGAACATGTCAACTATTATTGATCGTATTCTTTCCGAAGTCTGTCTGGATGAACGAATCCCAGATGGGATTTTCGATATGTCCAACAACTCGCACATGGATGCATTGCGAGAAAGTCTAACTGACAATCATGGACTTGCTTTGAACGATGTCAAGACCATTCATAATAAAATGGTGGAAGGTAAGTATCCCGAACGACAGGCATACAACAAAGATGGTTTGCTTGTAACATTTCCAACTCCACAACATAAGGCCCGAGCCATTCAGCGTGGAACTCATTTTGAACAAGACCCGTCCAAAGGCCAACAAAATGTTTTTGGTGGTGGTCAACAACCCCCCGGTGCTCAGCAGCCGCCACAAGCGCCGACACCCCAAGGTCAGCCTGCACCAGCGGCTCCAGAGCCAGCAACCCCCGCTCCTGCACCAGAAGCTCCGAAAGCAGAACCAGCGGCACAATCCGCTCCGAGTCAGCTTCCAGCTTCCGATGCACCTGCGGCACCTGTGGCACCTGCGTCACCTGCGTCACCTGCGGCACCTGCGGCACCTGCGCCCCAATCAACCCCATCAAGTTTACCAACATCATCGGTACCTGCCTCTCCACCAACAAATGGCGCGGCCCAATCCGATAAACAGGGATTGTCGGTTGAACCCGCCGCTACACCGGGAACAGATGCTCCCGTACCGCCCCCGAATTTTGACACGCCGAAATCACCACAGCAAAGAGCCGCAGAAGCAAATGCTGTCAAACAAATCATGCACGGAGACGATACCAACCCAAGTTTGCTTCCATCGATCACCGAACGGCGTTATATCGAATTGAACCGAACTTTCAATTTCGCTAAGCAAATGGGCTACAAAGAAGCCATGCTCGTCATATCCGAAGCAATGAACAACCGATAAGAGCGTTACGTTATGCCATCGTTTCAAGACAATAGACAATTGCTGTGTACCTTTTCCACGGCGGGCGACTTTAAGCAGACCACCATTGCAATTCTCGAATTCTACGAAGTTTACAGCAAGCGAGTTTTTGCTTTCTCCAACGTTAAGAATCCCAAGGAAATTTTCTTGACCTATAACGTCTTGAATATGCAGCGGGATGCTCAGAAGTTTCCCAACACTATTTTGATCCATCGTAAGAAGCAGACCAACACGCTTTATACGCTGAACGCCATGAATCGATTGATCGAAGAAGAACACGGTTCATTGGACAAAACGTATCAGGTGAACTGGCAGCTTTACGAAAACTCTCTCATCATCACAGGCGACGTGTCCGTGCGAATCATCCCTCTCAAGATTCACAGTGTTGCTGACTGACCTCAAAATAAAAATACGTTTTTGACGTATAATAAGTTGTAAATAGTATCTTTCTCTGGTAGATTGCTATTTATCAAGGTAAGAAAGTTAGAGACTTAACGACTGCGTTAACGATTGAACTTGATTACCGAATTAAATAATTAACACAAAGGAATCATAATGGACTTAAACTTCATTAAGAACAAGCTGGATACTCTTCAAGGCAAGAACAAGCAGAGCAACAAGTTCTGGAAACCCACCGATGGCGAACAACGAGTTCGCATTCTTCCGTACAAATTCAACCGTGAAAACCCTTTCATGGAATTGAAGTTCTACTATTACCGACAGGCAAATGGAACGACCAAAACGTTCCTGTCCCCGTCTGTAAACGGAAACCCGGACCCAGTTCTCGAATTTTGCGAGAAACTCCGTGCGACTGGCACCAAGGAAAATTGGGTGCTCTCCAAGTCCTACGAACCCAAGCTCCGAACCTATGTGCCCGTCATCGTGCGTGGCAAAGAGGACGAGGGCGTGAAGTTCTGGGGATTCGGAAAACAGGTGTACGAAGCCATCTTGGAAAAGATGAGTAATCCTGACATCGGTGACATCACCGATCTCGAAGCAGGTAACGACTTGATCATCAAGTTCACGAAGACCCCACCATCTGGTAAGAAATTCCCAGAAACTAAGGTTGATGTGCGGATCAAGAAGACTCCCGCTGTCGATCCTGCCAACGATGCGCTCTTGGAGAAAATCCAAGACCAAGTTGACATCATGACGCTCTTCACCGAGCCGACTTACGACGAACTCAAGAAAGAGTTCGAAGACCACATAAACCCAGAGAACGACCCCGAACCAGAGGCCGAAGCTCAGGCTGCATCGGAAACCGACAATGCGTCGGAAACCGTAACCGATACTGAAACAACTGCAACAGAAGCTTCAACTCCTGCTGCGGCTACAGTTTCTCCGTCTGCCGAGAAAGCAACTGTGAACCTTTCGCCCGATGAAATGAAGGCGAAATTCAAGAAGATGTTTTCTGATGCGGCAACGGCCAAGTAATCCAGTACAATAAGTTGTGGGTCTACCTGAAAACGGTGGACCCACACTTATCTTACTTTACCAAAAGGCTTTTATGGCAAAATCAAAACGTGTCGAGCAAGACGACACAGCAGGACGGGATAAGTTAGCAACGTTTCTTCAAAAGGCGTTGAATGATCGTCAGAAAGATGGGACGAAAGTCGCTTTTACTCTGGACGAGAAAGAAGATCCTTCCCATGTCAGCGAGTGGATATCCACTGGAAGTACATTGTTGGATTTGGCGATTTGTAATCGTAAAAATGCAGGTTTGCCAGTAGGCCGCATTTCCGAATTTAATGGTTTGGAATCTTCGGGTAAATCTCTTTTATGTGCTCACATTATTGCTGAGACGCAGAAGAAAGGCGGATTTGCAGTGATGCTCGATCCCGAGTATGCTGCGGCTCCAGATTTCTGGACGGCGCTTGGAGTGAACGTGAAAAATCTCGTTTACATTCCATGCGATCATTTGGAAATGATGCTTCAACAACTCGAAAATACAATTGGAGAAGTTCGAAAGGAATATCCAGACCGTCTCGTGTCAATCATAACTGACTCAATTGCTTCGGTTCCAACCAAAAAAGAACTTGAAGGGGACTACGAAGTTGCGGGATATGGCGGAGATAAATCAAAAATTCTTTCTCTCGCTATGAGAAAGTTGACAGGTCTCCTCGCTCGTCAACGCATTTGCGCCGTGTTCACAAATCAACTGCGTCAAAACATGAAAGCCATGGCGTTTGGCGATCAATATACGGAACCGGGTGGTTTGGCGTTCCGTTTTGCGGCCAGCGTTCGCATTCGTATGAAGAACATTGGACGTATTAACAATACGAAGAAACAAGTGATTGGCCGAACGATCCAAGCGCAAGTCACCAAGACTCGGTTTGGTCCAACGTTTCGTTCAGCGACTTTCGACATTCACTATGACAGCGGCATCCAAGACCTCCAGAGTTGGTTGGATTACATGAAAGATAACGGACTGGTCACTGGCACTAAAGCCGGTTATACGTTCAAAATGTGTGACAATCAAATTCTGAAAGCGTCTGAGTTTGTTACAGCTTGCGCTGAGAAACCCGAATTCAAGGAAACGGTCTATAGTGCAATCTGCGACGACTACATCATGAAATACCGCCCAGCGAACTCGAAGATCGTTGAAGATGTCGAACACGCCGAGGGTGAAGAGGCTGAAACTGGCGAAGCCAAAGAAAAGGAATAATGCAACCTTCACGGGAAGACAAGGCGAAGATATTCAGCCTGTTCAATCAGTTCAAAAGTGAACTGACACCGGATCGTGGGCTGAATCGAATGGTCAACGATAAGGTTCTTCTCGTAGATGGTCTCAATACCTTCATTCGTTGTTGGTCAGCGAATCCAACAATGAACGAAGATGGGTTACATACTGGTGGCGTAGCTGGTACTCTCAAGAGTATCGGTTACGCCATTAAACTTGTTAACCCAACTCGCTGTGTCATTATTTTTGACGGTGACGGTGGTTCTCAGAAACGGAAAAAAATTTATCCGGAATACAAAGAACATCGTTCCAGTAAAGTTCGTCTCAATCGGACGTATCAAGAATTGTCGGACATGGATTCCGAGGAAGCGAACAAAGTCAAGCAACTGGTTCGTTTGTCTGATTATCTTCAACTTCTTCCCGTAAACGTTTTGATTGCTGATGGTATTGAAGCGGACGATAGTATTGCCTATTGTGCGGAACAGTACTTCAAGAATTCAATGGTGACCATTATGTCGTCTGACAAGGACTTCCTTCAACTGGTTACAGATCGAGTTAAGGTTTGGAGTCCGACGAAGAAGACAATGTATGGGCCTGCCGAAGTTCTCAGAGACTACGGTATTCACCCAAATAACTTTGTTCTCTTCCGTGTGATGGATGGAGATTCCTCGGATAACATTGATGGTGTTAAAGGAGTGGGTTTCAAAACGGCTATCAAATATTTTCCTTTCTTGGCCGATCCAACTCCCAGAGATGTCAAGTATCTGGTGGGATATGCGGAACAAAACCGTGGGAAAATCAAGATTTACGACAAGGTAGCTGAAAGCACTCAAGTTTTAGAACGAAACTATGCTCTCATGCAGTTGAAAGAATCTATCGCTTCAACAGCGTCTCAGCTACATATCAACGACTGTTTATCCAAAGCGAAAGTCAGTCGATTGGATCGTTATGGGATCGTCAAGCTTATCACCGAAGATAAGATGTGGAATAATTTACCGAAGCACCAGATATGGGTGAAGGATACCTTTACGGGGTTGGATTCAATGGCGAAATCCCAGTTATGAACATCACCGCAAAGGGATAAAAAAAGAAGGCTCCGTAAAGAGCCTTCTTCTTAACCAACTAATCTGAATGATTATGCCGTCCAGCCTTTTGGAGGCTTGGCGTATTTACTCTCTCTGAAACTTTCAGGAAAGCTGACTCGCTTTTCCGTTCCAATATCAACCCCCATGGCGACCAAGCTCTCTCGGCTGGCGTAATAGATATCAAAACTATGAACAAGGTCTTTTCTTTGGAAGGTCGCTTCTTTGACCTTGTAGGACTTTGCTTCGCCCCATTGCGTCTCCATGTCGAACGAAGCCATATCTGTTATCGTTTCAGGAGTGGTGACACTGGCACAGAACATTACGGAGTTGTCCACCGCCGATGTCGAGACGCCGGGGCTGGACATTCCACGAACTGGAACGTAATGGTCTTCAACCATGTTTTGCAAGTTGAAGGAATAATCAGTAGCCGACTTTGGTCCAGCCAAAGCTGTAGCTCGAACGGCTTTAGCATCAGCAATTGCCTCTTTCAAAAGCTGAGGATCGATTGTCGGATTTTTGAGTTGCTGACCTACCCAGTCTTGAGGATTTGGGCTGTAACTGGGGGAACCCGCCCACGATGCCGAGACTGCCAACAACGAACCACTTCTAAAGCAACTCGCTCCAATCGAATACGACGATGTGAGGGTGTATCCATAGCGT